AGCGACATCAAAAATTTTATCAGTCTTGCAGAAGCAAGAATGAGCCGTGAGTTAAGCACCCGCAGTCAAGAAAAACGTGTAACTGCTACCACAACTGCTGACGATGAGTTTATAAGTTTGCCGACAGATTTACGGGAAATTCGTGTAATAAAACTTAACAGCAGCCCGCAAAGAGTGTTAGAGTATTATACACCTCAACAATTTTATAAACAGTTCCCTAATGCATTTGGCGGCAAGCCACAAGCATACACAATTATTGGAACTGAAGTTGCATTGCGTCCTGTTCCGTCTGCGGCAGAAACTGTCGAAATGATCTACGGTGAGGGTATAACTGCGCTATCAGATAGTGCAACAACCAACACAATATTAACACGACACCCCGACGCTTACCTTTATGGCAGTCTTACACACGCATACACATTCTTGATGGATGAGCCGAGGGCTTTGCAATACGACCAATATTTTAGTCGAAGCATCGAAGAAATCACAAAAGAAATGGAAAAGTCACGCTTTGGCGGTGGCGGTCTTGCAATGCAAGCAGAGTACATAGGAGCATAAAATGTCTGCACTTTCTGATTACGCCGAAAATAAAATCCTAGACCATATTCTAGGCACATCGGCTTATACATTCCCTTCACAAGCGTACCTTGGTCTAAGCACTGGTTCATTTGCTGACGATAATTCTGGCACTGAGTTAACGGGAAATAATTATTCTCGCGTAGCCATTAACTTTGATGCTGCTTCTGGCGGTACGACTGATAACTCAGCCGCAGTTGAATTTGCAGCTGCAACCGGGTCTTGGGGCGCAGTTTCGCATTTTGGAATTTTTGACGCCTCATCTTCTGGCAATCTGTTAATTCATGGTGCTTTCTCATCAAGCAAAACGATTGGCAGTGGCGACATATTAAAAGTAGCGGCAGGCGACCTTGACGTAACTGCTGCCTAATAGGTGGCATCATGGCTACTAACACACCAAGCCTAGAGCAACTTACAGGCAGTATTGATGCTCTACCGCACAGCCTAGATTTATTAGACGCCTTACCTTGGGAAAACCCGACCCTTGAGCAGTTGGATGCTTGGGGAGATTTGGACTTTCTTGATGCTTTAGGCAACATGGACAACCTGTCATCGCTGGCTGTCCTAATTGCTCCAACAGCGTCTGCAAGTGTTTCTGTTACTGCAACTGCATCAATTCAGTTTGCGATACCAGTTGATGCCTCTGTTAGCTTTGCTGTCACAACATCTGCTGAAGCGCAAAGAATTACATTTGCGGCAGGTGCTGTAAGCACTGCAATAACAACAACAGGCGCAGCAACGCCCGTCCGTCAAGTTGACGGCTCGGTTAGCACATCAATTACAGAAAGTTCCGTTGCAACACGAGTTGCCACAGTATCGGCGTCTGTAAATGTTGCCACCACAACATCGGCGGCATCTATAAGAATTGCACAAGTCGATGCTTCCGTTACGGGAGCAGCATCGGTTGCCGCAACTGCTGCGTTTATCGCAAAGATGGACGGTGCAGCAAGTATATCAGTTAGCGTAACTGGTTCAGCTATACCAATCAGATTGGTTGACAGTTCTGTCAATACGGCAGTCACAGTAAGCGCATCATATAATGCAGTCGTTTCTGTTGTCGGTACAGCAGACACAGCAGTCACAACAACCGCAGGCATCATCGGTGAGTTTGTCATGGCAGGCACAGCCGACCTGACAATCACCGCCACAATAACTGGTGAGTTGCAGGGCGAGGCTTGGAACGTCGTAGCTGAAGGCGGAGAGACTTGGACTGACATCGCTGCTGGTGATGAAACATGGTCTGACGTTGCATTAGGCAGTGAGACTTGGAGTGACATAGCGGCTGCATCAGGAACATGGACGCCGTCATCGGCTGAGTCAGAGGTTTGGTTACGACAATGATTAGATTTGGTGAATGGTTGCCCGACCAACCTGACTTTCAAAATGTCGGAGCAACCGAAGCAAAAAATGTTATTGCCTCTGCTTCAGGCTACACACCTATAAAAGAACTTGAGGCATTAAGCACTGCGGCTGACAATCGTATCCGAGGCATCTTTCCGGCAAAGGATACGAGCAGCAATGTTAAGTTGTTCGTCGGTGATGGCGGCAAGTTATACTTGTTTGACCAGACGGACAGCGGACTTGATGATGTTAGTGTGGGGGGTGGATATTCGTTAACGTCAGAGGACTACTGGCGGTTTGTTCAATTTGGCAGTTATGTCATAGCTGTTGGTGGAACAAACGTGGCAACACAAAAGTTTTTGCTAGGAACTGACACAGCGTTTTCAGCTTTATCAGGCGCACCGAAAGCAAGGTTTGTAGCCAACGTCCGTGACTTCGTTATGACTGCACACATTGACGAGAGTGGTACAACGACACCGTTTAGAGTAAGATGGTCGGCAATCAATGACACAACTTCTTGGACTATTGGAACAAATCAAGCGGACAGTCAGGACATTGCTGACGCAGGTGAAATCACTGGATTGGTCGGCGGAGAGTACGCCACTATCCTATTGGAGCGTGCTATTGTTAGGGCTACTTATGTCGGCACACCTTTAATATTCCAGTTTGATAAGGTTGAAACGACTAGAGGCTGTCAGTTCCCCGGCAGTGTGGCAAACGTAGGACACACAGTTTATTATTTAAGTAACGATGGCTTTTATGCTTTCGACGGTCAGCAGTCGCGTCCGATTGGAGCCGAGAAGGTTAACCGTTGGTTCTTAGGTGAGTTCGACGCACAAAATAGCGACAGAATGAGTTGTGCAGTTGACCCACAACAACAGGTCGTGATGTGGTCATTTGTTAGTAACAGCGCCACAGCAGTCGAGCCTGACAAAGTGTTGATTTATAATTACGCACTTGATCGCTGGTCATATGGTGAGTTTGAGACAGAGTTTCTGGCTCCTTACTTTACCGCAGGCTACACAGTTGAGCAGTTAGATAATATCTCAAGCAGCATTGAGACATTGCCTGCGTCGCTTGACAGCGACCTTTATAAAGGCGGCGGTTACATCTTTGGCGGATCAAAAGATAAAAAGCTGCACAGTTTTACAGGAACGTCGATTGCGGCAACTGTTGAAACAGCAGAGTTTAGTATATCGCAAAAACGTCATGGCATATTAAATCGTGTAATACCAATGACGCAAGGCGGCACAGTAACCGCACAGGTCGGGACTAGAAATCGTCAGACAGATAGCCAGACATTTGGAACAGCATCGTCTTTAAATACTCAAGGGTTCTGCCCGGTTAGAGCGCAGGGTCGGTTCCATATTGTTAGATGTAATCTGACAGGTAATTGGAACTTTGCCCAAGGCGTTGACATTGACGGCAAAGCGTTGGGTGAGCGCTGATGTCAAATCAGTTTAGAACTTTACCGCCAATGGGTGCAGAGCCTCGCCAGATTGCAGAGGTTGTTAATAGAACAGTTGACGGAAAACTGAACTCAACAGGGTCGGTTACACTAACCGCCAGCGCCGCCAGCACCGCAGTATTAGAAGATAGGGCAGGGCCGGACAGCGTAATTTTGTTCATGCCGACAACTGCAAACGCGGCGGCTGAAATGGACGGAATGTTCGTTTCATCGCGTGGTAAGCAGACCTTTACGATTACCCACGCAAATAACAGTCAATCTGATCGGACGTTTAAATATGTCGTCATCGGATGACCTGAAGTTTGCGCCTGTTCCTGTCGAAATGATTGACACGTTTTGGGACAAAGCGCTTGAGTATTTACAACCCGCCATAGACACGGCGGAAGGCAAGATTAAGGCTTACGACCTTTATGTTGATTGCCAAATGAGCAATTCAGTTCTTTGGCTAGTTATTGATGGCAGCGACATAATCGCTGCTCTCACAACAAGAATTATTACCTACCCAAACAAACGAGGCTATGCGCTGGAATTTTTGGGCGGCAAACAAATGAAGCGGTGGTTCAATCTGGTTTTGGACACCTTAGAAGAAGTTGCAAAACATAATGACTGCACACACTTCGAGGCGTATGGACGCTTGGCGTGGCAACGATGGCTAGAGAAAAGAGACTTCAAGCCAAAATTTGTGCATTACGAAATGGAGTTTAAAGATGGGAAAAGGCGGCAGTAAATCGCAAACCGTAACACAGGTGCAAGAAATACCTCCCTTTTTGCAAAATCAGTTGCAACAGGTATTTGGCGCTGCACAAAATATACAGCCAGCAGTTTTTGCTGGTGAACGTGTTGCGGGGTTTTCACCAACTGAATTACAAGCACAACAGTTGACAGCAGAACGTGCTTTAGCGGGTGATTCGACTGTTCAGCAAGCACAAGGCCTTTTGGGTGGCATTATTTCAGGCGGTTCACAACCAACATACGCTGAAAGTTTTTTGGGCGACATTGCTAGAGGGCAATCGCCAACTAATCCATTTTTACAAACGCAGATTGATAACGCAATTTCTGGTGCTGTAAATCAAGCGGCGTCTCAATATGCGCTTGGCGGTCGTTTAGGCAGTGGTGCATTTGGTAGTGCATTAGGTGCAGGTGTAACAAGTGCGGCAGCACCAATATTAGCGCAACAGGTAGAGGCAGACCGCGCAGCACAAATGCAGGCTGCTGGGCAACTTATATCAGCAGAACAGCAGAACCGCGCTCGTCAAATGCAAGCGGCTGGATTGGCTCCGCAACTTGCAAATCAACGCTTTGCAGATTTAACAGCACTTGAGGCTGTTGGTGGACAGCAGCGTCAACTATCGCAAGCACAAATACAAGCGCAACAAGATTTCATAAATGAATTAAACGCAGCACAGATGTCAAAGTTCGGCGCTCTTGCGAGTGCGGCAGGTTTAACACCGTCAGCTATGAATACGTCAGCCACTCAACCGGGCGTTAGTCCTTTGGCGTCTGCGGCTGGTGGTGGTCTAACTGGTTATGCTGCTGGCAGCGCTTTAGCGGGAACGGGATTAGGTACAGCGTTAGGAATTACTGGCCCAATAGGTGCTTTGGTGGGCGCTGGGTTAGGTCTTTTAGGGTAGGTAGTGACAATGAGTGTTTTGAATAATTTAAATATAAATCCTCAAACTTTAGGCTTGTTGTCAACTGGTTTAAGTTTACTTGAGGGGCAACCCTTTGGTCAGTCCATTCAAACTGGCATAACAAATTTTGCTGCATTAGATAAATTAGACGAAGACCAAAAAAGACGAGCATTGTTGGCACAGCTAATAGGTGGCGGGGTAAACCAATCAACGATGACACCCGCAAACACAACAATAACACCAACAACAAGTCAACCTATGTCGCTTTTAGAAAATTTAACGCCGCAAGAGCGCCAGATAGCTGCGGCACTGCCAGTTGACCAAGCTTTAAATTTTATTGGTAGACAGATTAGCAAAGATAGTTCGCCTCCGGGTGTTAAAGAATATCGTTTTGCTCAAACTCAAGGATATACTGGTTCTTATTTAGATTTTGTAAAAGATAAAAAAACTCCGCCGATAGCAGATTTTACATTAACTAAACCTGACTCAAATGAGGTTGTAGATATAAGCATACCTAAAGCAGCGCAAGGCGATATACCGGGAGCAGCTTCTAATACAGCGAATTATATTGCTGGGTTATTTGGCGGTGTTGTAGATGAAGATGCCTTGCAAGCTGCAACTGATTTAAGGGCTGTAAATTTAGGGGCAACCGTACCATTAACAAAAGCATTGTCCGACAAAGGTTCGGTTTATACTCAAGAGCGTGTAAGAGAAATTTTGCCGCAACCCGGTGATAATGATGCTCAAATGGCGTCAAAAATGCGATCAATTATTCCACAACTTGAGCGTCAGATAAATGAAGCATCAAAAATTGCTTCTGACCCTAATGCACAACAAAGCTACCGGACAAATGCTTTGGAGATGCTTTCAAGCGGCCCAGCAGCATTAGCTGCTTATAAAAATGCAGTTGAAAATTATGACCGCAGAGAGGGCCGGAGGGGTTCTGCATCTAGAAAAACACGGCGCAGAGTTGTTCGTGACCCTAACAACCCAAATAAATTTATATTTGCTGACTAAGGAAATACAATGGCACAAATTGTTAACGGCGTTGAATTTCCAGATGATGCCACAGATGATGAAATCTTAGGTTTTTTTGCTTCCAATCCAGATGCGTTGGAACAAGACGATACAACTTTTACCGACGATACTGTTGGGAGCGCCGCGCTTAAAGGTTTTTACGGCGGCGTTGCCGATATTGTCGGCGCACCTGTTGACCTTGCTAATTTTGCTTTGCGGCAAACTGTTGGACGTTTAGGAATACCGGGCGCCACATTTGAAGGCCCAGCAATCGGCGGCAGTGAAAGTCTGCGCGGTCTTTTGCAAGATGCAGAACAACTTCCTTTTGCTCCTGAAGGTGGTTACACATATCGTGACATAAATGAATTGCGCCCTAGTGTTCGACCTTTTGCAATTATGGGTGAAACTGCTGGAGCCTCTTTGCCTTTTGCCGTTGCACCATTAGCTGCTGCCACAAAAGCAACTCCGGCAATTCAACAAGGCGGCAACGTCATTAAAAGTGCTGTTCGTGATATAGTTGATACTGCTCGTCGTAAACCAAAAGAATTTGCGGCTACGGAAGCTGCTTTGGCAACTGGAGCATCTATTGGTGCGGGTGCAGCAGAAGCTATTGATCCGGGCGACCCAACTTCACGACTTATTGGTGAAATAACAGGTGTGTTTTCGCCAACTATTGTTGCGACACAATTAATACCAAACCTTACTGACTCAGTTCGTCGAGTAACCTCAAGTTTTACGGTTGATGGTAGACAGCGAGAAGCTGCCCGTGTAGCTCAACGCGAAGTTGTTCGGCGGGGGGAAGACCCTGAAACTTTAGCATCGGCATTAGATAAACAGGTTATTAGTTCAGCAGCTACAGCAGGTCAACGAACTGGCAGTGAGGCACTGCTTGCCTTAGAAAATACTCTTATAAAAAATTCAGGTGAGACAAGTCAGGATGCAGCTAAACAAGCTCAAATAGCTATAAATGATTTTAACAAAGCATATCGCAACGCTGTTTTTGGGGGCAATCCAAATGCTCTGCGCGAAATAGCCGTGCGACGCAAACAATATTTTGATGCTTTGCTCGACCAGCGTGTATCCCGCGCAGAGCAGGCCGCACAGGAGGCGGCTAATAATGCTGCCCGTCAGTCACCGGAAGCCCGTACTCAGGCAAATATTACGGGTCAAGCACTTTTAAAAGACGCTTTAAAAGACGCTCGTTCCCACGAAAATGGTTTATGGAAATTAGTTCCTAAACAAACAGAGGTATCTCCGTCAAACTTAGATAAACAGTTGAAGTTGGTAAAAAGTGAATTACTTGACGAAGAAACTTTAGCCGCCCCCATAGAAGCGTTTGGGAAACGTGTTTCAAAGGCAATAAACTCAAAAAGTGGTCAAATAAAGATAACTTCAGGAGACTTGTTGAGATTCCGTACACGAGCGCTTGAATTAGAAAGAGACGCTCGTTCTGGCTCAAAGCCAAATTTTGGTGATGCTCGTAGGTTACGACAGTTAGCAGATGCGGCACTTGACGATTTAGCCACCATACCGGGGGCAGCAACAGATGACGCAAGGCGTTTTTCTTTTGCACTAAATGAAAGGTTTACCCGTAGTTTTGCTTCCAAGGCACTTGGCTTTGACAAAGAATTAGCACTAGAAAAGGCAATAGCTGGTGGGGGCAGAGAGGCGGCTGTTCGGGGTCGCCAAGTTGAAGAAGCCGTGCAACCATTTGGGGGCATGGATGCAGATGCCGTGCAAGTTGGTGAAGCGCGAGTTGCCGAAATGCGCGAAGCGCAAGAGGCTGTGTTGCGCGATATGGCTCAGCAAACTAGAAACCCTGATGGAAGTGTAAATCCTAATGCTCTGAATAGATTTATCGAAACAAACCGCGAAATGGTACAGCGTTTAGGTCTTGAGCCTGTTTTTGCCGACGCTGCCTTAACACAGCAGATAGCAGATCGAATAGGGCAGCAATCGGGACGAGCAAGGAAATTTTTTGAGCAACGCTCTGCGGCGGCGCGAGTTTTGAATGTTGACGACCCGGCTGTGGTTGTCCGTCGTGCATTGGCATCTGACACTGTGTCAGCAGATTTCAAATCTTTAGTTTCTTTGGCTAGTAAAGATAAATCGGGTCAGGCATTAGATGGGTTGCGGTCAGCAGTTTTTGACACTTTGTTTGATGGAGCAACAGTGCGTAGTGGGCTGATTTCTCCCGAAAGGCTAACGACAATTTTGTCACGCAAAGTTGGCAATAAAACATTACGTCAGCAGTTAATTGATAGTGGGGCTTTGACAGAGGGGCAAGCAAGGAACTTAGACCGTGTAACGGCTCAAGCGGCTCGTTTTGAAAATGCTCTTAATTCAGGCGCAACAGTCGATGATTTGCTTGCGAGTGAAGATGTATTTTTTGACTTATTTACTCGCTTAGTTGGGGCAAACATTGGCGGTGCTGGCGCAGTTGGACAAATTTCTGGTGCGCCGTTAGTAGCCGCGCAAGCTGGATCAAAAGCCTTTCAAACTATTTTAAGCAAGGTTCCCCGCGCCCGTGTGCGTGAGGTTCTAACAGAAGCAGTGTTTAATCCAAAACTAATGGCGGCATTACTTCGCAAGCCAGTAGGTGTGAAAGCTAAACAGGAAAGAGACAGACAGATTTATGCCTTTTTACTTCAGGCAGGCATCATTGATGAGGAAACAGAGTAATGGCAAAAAATTCAATACGCGACTTTGACGCGACATCATCGAACAACACAGATATTCAATCTGTAAATATAGCAGAGGGGTGCAGCCCGGCAGGGATCAACAACGCCATAAGAGAATTGATGGCAGACATCAAAGATGTTTCTGCTGGCACGATTGCACTAGAAAGCCCTTCTGCTGATAGCATGACTGTCACTGGCGGCCTAAGGGTTGATAACGAAATTGCTATCAATACTACCGCTAAAACTTGGGACGCAAGCACAGACGCAGTTCAATTCCAGTCAGGTTCACTCTGGAATTTCAGCACATCACAATTAAACTTAGACCAAAATGTTTATTACAATGGTGCATACAAGTATTTAAACGCTGGTGCGGCATCAGAGTATTCTCAAGCAAGTGGCGCACATTTCTTTAAAGTTGCTTCAACTGGGTCGGCTGATGCAGACATCACATTTAGCACCGCTTTAACTGTAGCAAACTCAGGGAATGTTGGGATTGGGGAAACTAGTCCGAGTAGTTACTACTCCAAAGATTTGGTTGTTAAATGTGGTTCTAGTGAAAGTGGTATAACAATTCGTAGCAATGCAACAACTGATACAAATTATCTTATGTTTGCAGATGGCACTTCAGGCGATGCGGCGTATCGTGGATACATTGGTTACACTCATAACAGCCCTGAAAATATGCAAGTTGTATCATCTGGCTACACACGTTTTTACACAGGCGACCCTAGAACAGAACGCATGCGTATCGACAGTTCGGGTGATGTTTTGATGCACATGACTACTTCATCTAGTTCTAATGTTGGTCATCTTTTTGCTAATGGCGGTGCGGCGTTTCATATGCGTAGTGGTGGTGTGCCGCTAGTTGTTGATAGGTTTACTGATGATGGCAATTTGGTTCTTTTTAGACAAGCAAACACTGATGAAGGAACAATATCAGTAAGCGGCACAACAGTTAGCTATAATGGTGGTCACTTATCACGTTGGTCACAGCTTACTGATAGCACAAAAGATACATCTATCGTCAAAGGCACAGTAATGACTAACCTAGACCAGATGGCAGTCTGGTCACATGATGCTGTTGCCGCAACATATTATACTGATGATGATGAGTTACCTGAAGGTGTTTCAGTTGGTGACGAAAAAACGCCAGCCGTTGATGCTTTCACAGAAGATAACGAACAACTTAACTGCATGGCTGTATCATCCGTCGAAGGTGATACAAATGTCGCTGGTGTGTTTGTTAATTGGGATTACGATGATGACCAGTTTAACGATATGAATGTAGCTATGACAGGTGATATGGTTATCCGTATTGCAAGCGGCACAACAGTGGCTAGAGGTGACTTGCTTATGTCTGCTGGTGATGGCACTGCCAAGCCACAGGGTGATGACATTGTAAGAAGTAAAACGATTGCAAAAGTAACATCTACACACGTTTCACACACATATGACGACAACTCATATTTAGTACCAGTTGTCTTAATGGCTTGTTAATTGGAGAACGCATAATGTCGAAGGATGCAATAAATCAGTATGACGCAACCGCAGCCAATAACACAGACGTTGGCGGCATTTCGATCGACGAAGGTATGCTGCCTTCTAATGTGAACAATGCTTTGCGTGAAATTATGAGCCACCTCAAAGATGTTGACGCCGGGACATCCAGCCTGACTTCTCCTGTAATTTCGGGTGATTTAACGGTTGATACAAACACAATGTTTGTAAACAGCACGAATAATCGGGTTGGGATTGGGACTGTTTCGCCAAGTAGTATTTTACATTTATCGGCATCAAACGACCCAATCATAACCTTAACAGACACAGGCGCGTCTGCTTCAGCAGACATTACGGGTTCGAATGGCAATCTTAGGTTAAACAGTCAGACCGCCACTATTTTTGATATGGCTGACAGTGATC